GTTGAACATCATATTGGCAATCACTTGTTGAGCTTCTTCTGGCAAAGTGTGGAAGTCTGAGTAAAGGATGTGGCAGTCTCGCAAGACGCTTTGGATATCTGATTCGAAGGCTTCAGCGACTCGCTCAGAAGAAACGGGGGTGCCCAAGTCAAGGGATTTTTCTGGGTCAGATTCCTTAACAAGATGACCAATACCAAAAGTAGCGTAACCAAGATGGTCATTATAAATCTTGTACTCACATCCTTCATCCACTTCTAATTGTTCTCTAAGTTGTTCAATATTCATATTTATTCTCCTTTGGGTGATGGGGTAAGTTTATGTTCAGTTACGGGCCGAAGACTCTTCTTCCAATTCACAATTAAATTTCCAACAGCCATAATTCTCTCATGGTCACATTTGTGTTCTGGGACTGAATGGTATAACCATGCAGGCCAGAGAATTAATTGACTTTTTTGTGGTTCTACTTGTGTGAAAGATTGCGAATAATACGCATCTGGGAAAACTAATGGAGCACATTTCTCACAACCCCTTACACAATAGGTGAAACTCCATACATGAGGCCAGTGTTGATGTGACTTAGTGAATTGACCCTTATTATATATCAATCCCCAAACATCAGCTACATTGTAATCATACTGTCTAGGATCACCAGACTCATTTGTCGCATTTGCCAGAGGGATTGTCTTAGCAAGACTGATAACCAACTCACCTAATTTCTTAAATGAGTCATAGTTCTCATGCATATCCCAACGTGTCATATGACACTTAGCAGCAGTCTTCTGCTGTAGTCGATCACCAGCATCACGGATATCGTTTTCTAACTCATCATTAAATTTATCAATATTGGTTCCCTGTAGAGTTTTAACCTTTACAGGGGATTTCATTTTGAACTCTGGCCAACTCTCTTGAGTAGGTTTCACATATATGTTAGTCAATACCAAATCCCATTTTAACTTTGTTAATAAGATAACTTCTTACAAAGCCAGATCGAACAATATCACCAATGTTAAACTCTGTACAATTAAATTCTTCCATAGACTCTAGAATTTTTAGGAAGTCATGTAGTCCATTTTTTTCATTTGTTTTTTGTAAATCAGATTGTCCAAAATCACCACAGAATAAAATCTTAGAATCTTGACCAACTCTTGTAATAATCGTATCCAGCTCATGAAAGTTTAAATTCTGACATTCATCTACTATAATGATTGCATTATCAAATGTCAACCCCCTTAGAAAAGAAGTTGATAGAAAATACAACGAACCCTGTGCTTTGAGTTTATCGTATAAATTATTAAATGACTGCTCATTGGGCATCTCAAACATGAAGCGAACCATATTCTGATATGGTACTTGATACAGAGCCGACTTATCTTCTTCGTCACCTGGCAGAAAACCAATCTCTCTTGTAGGAATAAGAGATCGAACTAGAATAACTTTATCGTAGGGTTTCTTTAAATCTAAAACATCTTGCATAGCAAGATATAATGAAACAAATGTTTTACCTGTTCCGGCACAGCCAAAAAGAAATTGATTTTTATCTTTCTTCCAAGTATCAAAAATAACTTTTTGATTATCTGTGATTGGTTTGATCGGAATGAGGCTCGCAAGACTCACCTCTTTAGTTTGTTGTTTTTTAGACGCCATTTACTTTCTCGCCTTATGTTTCTTATAAATGTTTTCTGCTTGAAGACGTTTGGTATTTTTACTACTACCATACTTATCTGCCATAGGCGAGTCTGGATGTTTGGATGCAATATTTTTCATAACGTCATTGAAACCAGAATCATTCTTAGGCCCAACACCCATCATATGATCTCCTACCATTGCTGGTGCATTCCCATGCCATACTCGTTCTAGGCTAGGGTTCTTCTTCATGTATTCATCGTATTCTGCCATGGGCACATTCTCATCGTACTCCATGCCACTTTCTTTATTCAAAAATGTATATACTGGCATTAAAACTCAAACTCCAATTGTTTAGTTGGAACCAATTTTTCCAATCTAAGAATTTTGTCACTTTGCTTAGTGACAGATTCATTTAAAATCTTTATCCTCTTATAAGCCGCCTGTAGTTGTCCTTGCAATTCTTCTGTTTGAGATTTTAAAATATTTGTCTCATCAAAAATTTTATTGAGTTCCATCTTTTGTCCCTCATTCAACACTGAGTGTAGAGATTCTCTCATATCTTCCTCACTTAGCCTCCGCTTCATGTAGTCCCAATAAGGTTCTCGTTGCATCGTATTTCTCCACAAAAAATACTGGTGTTTCTCGTTTAGTCCACTTTGCAAATCCTGACTTCTCTAGTATATAGTAATTCTGATATGCGAGAACTGTGTCTTCACCTTTGCAGTAATCAGGCATACATTGTGGTGGATCACCGCTTTTATCTAAAAGCGAGAAGCCGCCCTTCGCACTAAGAGATATATTCCTTGGTGGTCTAAGTAAAGCATCACGCAATCTGGATGTGGCATGTATTTTACCATAACGATAAGTATACTCTTCCATTAGAGCATCATAGTGCTTAAACAACCATCGATAGTTATAAAATGATGATCTTACCCAAATGGTACTAGGATGGTTCTTGTGAGCCAATTTGTATAGTCCCATCTTCTCAGCATACTCATCACCATCAAGCACACGATGCGCTGTGCAGAGCATCTGTGCGCTCTCCAGTATCATCTTGACCACATGCTTGTCACACATCATCTGTGCAGCAATCACAGGGTCACGGTCTAGGTAGAAAATATTCATCGGTTGTCGCCACTTCCTTGTAGTTTATCACGTTCCATTCTTGACTTCAATTTATCGACATTCATCTGAGCGATAATCTCTAGGTCATATCCAATATCACTTGCAAGTGCTGACACATACCACAGAACATCACCAAGCTCTTTTGCAATTTCATCAAGTTCATTACCATAGTATTCAAAGGTTCCAAATTTACTCATTCGGATATTCTTCTTCACCTTCTCTGCAACTTCTCCAGCCTCACCAGACAACCCTAGTGTTGGATACACTACCTTGGCATTGTCTGGATAGATAGCAGTAGTCTTCGCAAACTCTTGGTATTCATCAAATGTTCTTATCATTTCTTTTCCCATCTATAGAAAATGTGATCACCAATCTCTGTCGTTCTCACCTTAGTCTTCGCCCAATCCGGTTTGACATAATCAGCATGGTAATGTGTAGCACCATCAGTTATATCAACGAACTTAATATCATTATGCATGATTAGAGAAGATAAGTCAAGTGCCTTTTTGTAAGCTTCATAATCTTTTGGTTCATCAGATTTACCATCACAATACCAACTGAATTGACAACGATTTCTTATAGGGTATGATTTTGTAGGATTTTTCCAAGACGGTCTTGTAGGGCCCTGCCTTACCACCTCACACACAGAGTTTGGAAATCTCTTGTCATTCACTCTGTTAAGCACAACAGCAGAGACAGCAATCATTCCAGCAGTTCCTTGACCTCTTGCCTCATGATACATATTCATTGCGAGACATTCTGTCGATTGAAAATCGTCGTAAATTGGTTTTTCTAGCAATGGTGCTGGGTTAGATATACCCAGCATCATTATTACACTAGCTAATGTTTCATTCAATGCCAAATTCTTCCATAAACATCTTGGTCAGCGGGCCCTGTAAACGATAGGCCTCTACTTCCCAAGGTTGCCTTTCATATTTGGTGGAACCATAATTACGGTACTTGCCGTCCTTACATTTCCACAATTGTTTATAACCACCCTTGAAACGGTCCTTCATGCGGCCGCTTGCGCCCTGCCACACATGGACCATTTCATGGATGATGGTTTCGATAAAATCTACTTTTGAGACAGCCCGGCTTAAACGATGGTCAATATCAATGAAGAAATCACGGTCATCATCACCTTGATAACAAAATCCGTGAGCTCCATCTTCAAATGTTTTCTTGAAAGTAACGTTGATATCCAATACACGATGACGAGGCATCAACGTATCCATGCACCACCAGACAATCTCGTCTGCCAGTTCACGGTCTTTCTTCAGACCACCTTTAATCTCAATACCAATCATAATGTTTCCTTATTTCTCATCATATATACATAATACCACAAGAAATAAGATATGTCAAGCAAAATCGTAGCGTCTAAGTCATTGATTCATAAAGATTCTCAAAAAAAGTTAGAATCTTTGTTCATGGCCGGGTATAATATCGGAAGAATCTGGTTGCATATATTCCTCAGTCCAACCAAACGCCTCCTTGACTACGGCATCAGTCAATCCCTTATATTTTCTATGAAGTGCCCCATCCTTCGCAGCAATCACGATCTCTGCTTCCTCTTCGGTTAGACCTTCGAGCAACTGGAGAAACATATTCTCTCGCCGCAGGGGAGTCAACTTCGGATTTCCACCCTTGATGAAGTGAAATAGAAGTCGTGATTCATGCGTTAGATTTGTATGCTCAGTGCCGTTTGGCGCATCATTTTTTGTATACGGAACATCTCCTTCGGGGAGCTCCCATTCGATTGAAGGGTCAAATGACGATTTCAAAATCATCCTTAGAGGGGCCGTATCATGATCCCTCAAAATTCTAACCTTTTGTTCTTTAGTCTTTGCTTTGGCAACTTTCGCCAGCACTTCTGAAATAAGCGGTGTCATTTTAAAATTCTCCTATACTATTCATCAGCTCTTGGAGCCTGTTCTCTATAAAGTAATTTAGTAGTTTGCTGCGGTCACCTTCTGGAGCGTCTTCGTATGCTTTTAAGCACTCTAGAAATAGCTCCTTTGGTGATTCTCTAAGGTCAATTAATTTTTTGTTCCTTTGAAAATTTCGTCGGACTTCATCATTTGGTAACAACTGTTCACACAGTGGGCCTGCCCACTCAGCAATTTTCTTTTTGCTCAATGGTTTCTGTCGTAATCCATCTACAAATGTATTATCAGGCGACAAGACATTTGGAACACCATCACTGGTATCTCCTTTTAGAATATGTTCATAAAGATACTCAGCTGGATCACCATTATTAATAAATTTTTTGGTGATGGGACTATATTGTTTGACGTTGTTATATGTTTGTAACTGAACAAAATCTTTGTCACCAGACAAAATTAATGTATTACCATTATCAAATTCTAGTTCCAGACAAAGTGCAGCAATGATATCATCAGCCTCTGCACCATATACCTCAAGAACTTTATATGGAAAATTGTTTGTGATCTCTTCTTTGATCATATTAAGACATTCAAAAATATCATCCCAATCGTGACCAGAATTGTTTCTAGTTTTCTTTCTACTAGCTTTGTATTCTGGATAGTAGTCTCTTCTCCAATAGTGTTTAGAATCATAACAGATTACCAACTCACCATATTCTCTAAAGTAACTTTGTCGATACATACGAAGTGAGTTAAGGATCATATGACGAACCATACCCACATCCACACTATCTCTTTTGGTTATATTCAAGTGCATCATCACACTAGCCAGACTAATCTGGTTCATATCAACTAGAATCATTATTATCTCTCAATCTTTTCTCAACGTTATTTACTAAATTAGGAAATTTCTCAAGAACAACACTTTTCCTAACAGTGTTGAAACTTACGGTAATTCGTTTGTTGGATTGATTTTCAGTAGTATGATGATCAACCCAACTAGGAAATATTACCAACGAACCATTAGAAGGATACATATTTACAACTTTTCCTTCGGGAAATGTAAAGATAAGAGGAGCACTTCCATCCTCTACATGAGGATAATACGCACCACTTACCACACTTCCTTCTCTATCGTCCCAAGATTCAACATGCCGATGCCTACCAACCTTGTGACCTTCACCTAAAATATTGAACCAACTAGATGATATGACAGATGCCTCTAACTTCTCATTGGGCCGGATATATTCATTGATGCATTCTTGAATTTTTATCATCAAAGGTTTGAGTTCTTCTTTGAACAAAAATTCTTTATCAATCTCATAACTACTCACTCCAGAAACCAAATGATATTTTACAGCTATTGACTTGTTAATAACCTCAAGACAGCTATCATTATACTTGCTTAAATTGAAATTGTCAATACACATTATAATTTAAAATGAGCGTTGAAACTCATACTCCTACGTTCGCCTTCACTATAGAAAGGATAAACAAAATGTTTGAGATAGGATGGAAACATTAGCATTGTTCCCACCTCTGGTTTAAACTTGATGGTATCGCTTCTCATATCAGAGTTTTCACCATACATAAATTCTATCAATCCATTAGATGGATAGTGATCTGTAAATTCCACATCCAATTCTTCTTGCATCTTCAGTGGTATCTTTAAATAGATCACAGCAGAGAAATCTCCAGTGTGGTGATGATAGGGATTATACTCACCAGCATACTGACTGACAATCCAACTATGTGTTAGATGTATATTGTCCAGTGTTGGTTTGCTTTCACGCCCTGCAATTTTGTACCAACCATATGCTCTATTCTTAGAAATAATAAAATTAAGATAGTC